GCTCGACTCCCATAAAGGCTGCAACAAGAGCCATCAGGGGCTCCTTCGGGTAATGGAAGTTGGTTAGGATTCCCTTGACGTTCCTGAAGGTATGGCCGGGCGTGATCAGGAGTTCTGATGTCCCCTCGTTGCCTTCGATGGTTACATTCGGGACATTCGAGAAGGATTCAAGGGCCTTCACGGCAGTCGTCCCAATCGCAATCATCGGGGTTGAGGCATCATAGGGATCGTCGAATCTGAAGAACTCCGGGAGGCTCTTCCCGTCCCGGTACATTTCATCCTGCCCCCGGATCTTTTGTTCCGGCGTGAACAGGCTCAGGTAGCGGAGATTGAGATGGCCTTTCATCACCAGATCAATGGGGAGTCCTGCGGAAGGAACTGCAAACGTCCCCTTCCCATTCTTGTCCCTTGATTTCTTGTCGGCCCAAGAGCATTGAAGCTTGAAGAGATGCCCGCAGGACTCGTCGAGCCAAGCTTTGTTCGCATAGCAGGGCTGGTCGTCGAGGATCTCCGGAAGCTCTTGGAAGTCATGCTGAGTGATCTTCCCCGTCTTCCGTTCGAACATGACGAGTTGGCATCCATCAAACCAATTCTCGAGGTTCGGCTTGGTCGAGATGAGTTCCTTCGGAAGCTCAAAGCTAAGGACTTCGGGATCAAAGATTGCAGTGTTCATGTATATTTCTGGTCCCAGTTCAACAAGTAGGATGCAGGAGAGCCCTCGATCTCCATCAGGTTATTGCCGTTGATCAGCCAGTTGAAGAAGCCCGTCCAGCTCTTGTAGTCGTTGACGCCATCGTCTTGGACGGTGAAGAAGACTCCATCGACAACAAGGGACTTCCCGGAAGCGATGATCCCGCCCGTCGCTGTCTGAGCGAACGTCCAAGACTTCCCGGTTGTTAGATTCCGGAGGATGACTTCCTTGACGGCTCCGGCAACGTTGGCCGTTACCGTTGTTCTCAGGTAGGCCGAAGAGGACCCCGGGTAATTGATCGTGAACTGCTTCTTGTAGAGGACATTCGTGATGTCAACCGGGGTGTCCCCCGTCGTCAGCGTCTCGTTATGGGCAAACGGGCCGCCCTCGTCATATTCAAAAGGATCATCGCAGGAGAATTCAAACGTCATGATTACGACGAGCATCCCCGTATTGGGGACATAGGAATGACTGAAGCCCGACTTCCAAGCAAGGTAGAACCGATCCGAGAACAGCTTCAGCTTCCCTTTAGTGTATCCAAGGGCCGCTTCAACCGCCCGGACCTTGTCCCGAGTCGTCTGCGCATCCGGCCCGTAGTACACGCCCTTCAGTTGGATCTTGCGGATGTCAAGGACAGGGACTTCGGTCAGGAGTCCACCGTGCCTCTTGGGGACGGTCTGCATGACGATCCGGGTGTTCTGCTGATCGCTATGACCTTCGACGATATCGGTTAGATCGTAGCCGTTGAAACTGACTGCGTGAGTAATCGGCATTTAGACTCCTGCTCCAGCTGCGTTAATCGTGTTCACCAGATGATAGCCGAGATCCTGAGCAAGCTGGGCCGTCTCGTAGTTGTCTCCGATACTTCCAACGCTAACGTTGATAACCGGGGCTCCAACATTAACCGTCCTGTTGTTCGTCGCATTGATCCCGGACTGGCTCTTGATTCCTTGGGCGTTCGCAATGATCTGCTGGGCACCTCCGAGCTTCGCAAGCTCCTCATCAGAGACATCGCCGCTCATCAGTCCGCTGATCGTGTCCACTTCCCCTTCAAGGGCATTTCCACCCCCGTACTTCCCGATGACATCCTCTTTGATCAGCTCCCGGGCAAGGTCATTCTCGTAAGCGGCCTGAGCGGCAGCGGCGGCTGCTGCGGCCCGTTTCTGCGCCTTCCGCTTCCTCTTTTTGCGGCGTCCGCTGATGAAGCCCATCGCGGCACCGGCAACGAATCCAACAACACCGCCGATCACCGTTCCGATTCCGGGGATGATCGAGCCAATCGTTGCGCCTAGAGCAGCGCCCGAAATGGCGCCACCGAGCGTGCTCTGGGTCACGTTTCCATTCTTGATTCCCTGAGAGGCAAGCCCGGCTCCCATTGCGGCAACTCCAAGGCCCGTCCCGAGCCCACCAAGGCTCAGCCCGCTTTCACCACCGCCCGCACCAATCTCAGAAAGGTATGCTGCGTCGGGGGAATCAACACTGAGGCCGCTTCCGCCTCCTGCGCCAAACAGGGATGCGGCCCCGCCGACAAGTCCTGAAAGAAGGCCGCCCGCCCCACCAAGCCCGCCTCCACCGCCCCCTCCTCCGGCCGCCGAATAGGGAGACTGCGAGCCACCACCGCCTCCTGCACCAAATCCTCCAAGGCCGATCCCGGCCCCAAAGACTTGGCTCATCAGCTCCCGGGCGAGCATGTCGGAGATCATCTTATAGAAGGATTTCTTCAGGTCATCGAAGAAGCCCTTCATCGCGTCTCTCCACTTGCCGCCCGATTCAAGGAGGTTCTCAAAGGCTTTCGACATTCCGCTTTCAATCGAGTTGAAGAAGCCAAGGAAGAGTCCCTTCATGTCGGCCATCTTCTTCCCGAATTCCCTCAAGGCGCTGTCGAGTCCTCCAAAGAAGGTTGAGTTCTTGGCCTCCTCCATCACCCGGAACATCTCGGACATCGACATTCCAAGGTTCTGGGCATCCTCTGCGATGTTTGCAAGGTCCCATTCACTCAGGGCAAATCCAAACTTGTCCGCGAGAACAGCGCCTTCCTTGAGCATATGACCGAATTCTTCGGACTGGCGCTTGGCCTCCTGCTCTCCCTTGGTGTAATCCTCCTCGACTTTCTTGGCGTGTTCAAAGCCTTCCCGGAGTTCAGCGAGGGCATCCCGCTGATCCTTCGTCAGTTGGATCCAAGGGGGAAGCTTCCGGGCATAGTCCTCGAGAGCCTTCTGGGCATCCTTGACATTCTCCTTGTACATCTCGGCCGCGTTCCCGGTCTTCTGATAGGTGTCAAGGGTCCGGTACTGAGCATCAAGGACCGCGATGGTTGGGTCAACAATCTCCTTGATTCCTTTTGCCGCATCCTTCCCGGCATCTCCAAGACCACGGACGGTTGATATTGCAGTCTTCAGCTTCACGTTCAGTGAATCAAGGAGAAGCTTGTCCTCTTCGAAGTCCTTTGCGTTTTGCTTATGCCCCTCACTGATCTTTTTGCTTGCTTCGTCCCAGAGTGTTCCAATCGACTTGACGTTGTCGAGCCCGGACATGTCCCCCTTCATCATCTTCCAAGCTTCTTTGAGATTCGTCGCAAGGCCAACGATGACGTCGCCTCCGGCCCCGAAGTCCGTCAGCATGTCCTTGAAGCCTTGCTTCGCGGCATTAATCCCAATTGCGAGCTTGATCATGAAGTCGATAACATCAGGGAGATGCTCTTCAAGCTTTGCGAGAGCCTCTGCGACAAGGCTCTTCCCGGCCTGAGTCAGGAGTCCAAGTTCATGCTCGAGCTTGGAGGACGCTTCGACCGCCTCCTTGCTCATGATGATCCCGAGATCCCGGCCCGCCTTCCCGTAGGCATCAAATCCGGCCGTCCCCTTTTCAAGGACAGGGAGGAGATTCTGCCCTGCTCTTCCGAAGAGCTGCATCGCAAGAGCAGATTTCTCCGTATGCCCCTCGAGCTTGGAGAAACCATCGGCAACCTCATTGAACAGGTCGCCCGTCTCTTTCAGATTCCCGTTGGAATCATAGACGCTGACGCCGAGCTTCCTGAAGGCCGCCTCTGCCCGGCTCGATCCTTCGGACGCGGACGTAGCGAGCATCGACAGACGACGCATCCCCTGCGCCATCCCTTCAAGGCTTGAGCCGTTTGCTTGAGCCGCAAGCCCTAGCTCTTGGAGACGTTCAACCGAGATGCCCGTGATCTCGTTGAGGTGGACAAGCTCTTCCGACTGGTGGAGAACTTCCCGGGCCATCAATCCGAACGCGCCAACAAGAGCCGTCCCGACATACCCTGCATACTTCGCAGTCGTGTCGAAGACTCCCTGGAGCTCATCCCCAAAGGACTTCTTGATGGCCTTGCTCTGCTCGACAATCTCCGAGAAGGAGTGCTTCATCGTTTCGACCGCCTTGCTCACGCGGCTGGCCGAATCAGTGAATTCATCCTTCAGGGTTAGGGTTACAGAGATTCCATCATCTGACATCGTCAGTCCTCATCTTCTTCAAGATCAAGCTGGATCTTGATTGGGCCGTTCCCGGGCTCTCTTTTCTCCGCGAGTTGCTTTGCTAGCTGAGCGTTCAATATCTCGAGTTCGGCTTTCTCCCGTTCGCTCCTCATCACTAACATCAGCTGAGGTATCGTGATCCCGCCAAACTCTTCGGGGCTACTTACAAGACCAATCTCATGGAAGGTCCTGTAGAGGCCAACCCAGTCTACTGGCCGGTGACGACGGTGTCTTTCGTGCCAGCCGACTTGCCCTGCTCTTCTGTCGGGTTGACCGCTTTTGTAGGGTCCTTCTTCTTGAGCACTCCGCAAAGCCTCAAGACTTGCAAGGAATACTCTGAGCCGCCCTTCGCAAAGAAGTCAAAGCCAAAGGATTCAAGGAAGGCATCCCGGCTGATCCGGTATTCTCCGTTGATGATCTGGACCTTTGTCTGGCCACTTCGTCTTGCCGAGAGGTAGGCAACCTCAACAAGATGCTGCGCCTTGAGAAGCTTGTTCTCTGCGGCGAAGAGAAGGCTCATGCCCGTCTCTTCTTCGAAGTCGATCAGGTCCCTGAGGCTGAGCGCGCAGGGCTCGTAGCTTGAGCCATCCGCACTCTTCAGGATGATCTTCTTCTCATCAATGGGAGCTTCCCCGGTAATGAGGGTTTTAGCCTCCGGGGTGATCAACGGATCGGACATAAACTTTTCTCCTTGTAATCATTCAAATCAAGTTTGCTTAGTTGACCAGGCTCGCCGTGGTCGTGTTCCGGAAGACAACCGCAAGCTCGTTGGTCCCGAGCCCATCGCGGTAAGCCTTGGCGGTGATCTGCATGATCAACCGTCCCGGCTGCTTCAGCATGACCTTATGCGAGATGATGATTCCAATCGGAATCGTCAGGGTCAGCTGACGGAAGAAGGCCGTGCCCGCAATCGCGGGGCCAACGAACTGGGCAACGAATGCGCGCTGCGTCGCGTTCCGGAAGTCGTCGTATTCCGAGAAGCCGACAAACTCGGCTTCAAAGGTGATCTCGACCGACAGCTTTCCACGGCGGGTCGGCTGACGCGTGAGCCTCGAACCGAGCTTGAAGCGCTGCTCCAGATCGTTATTAAAGGTGATCTGGAAGTTCTCCGCTGCGACATCGTTGTTGTTCCAAGTGCACAGGCCCTGGGTGAAGACCGCCAGCGGATCGGTCGGGAAGACAACCGGGCTGCTCTTCGCCTGCCGAGCTTCCTGCATCCCGAACATCGTGAACTGAACCTTGAGAAGGTCGTCCACCTTGCACGAGAGCTGAACGCTCGTGATCTGACATCCCGAATAGACGAATGACTTGTTGGGCTCCGTCACGAACGTTTCCGTTCCACGGAACACTTCAAAGGTCATCCCAGTCGGAAGCTGATCTGCGATCCCGATGGTATGGTCCCATACACTCGGCGCATTCGTGACGTCCGGACGCGCCGAAGAAATGGACCCCATCGTCTGCGTCATCAGCCGTTCCCAGCCGCTGAAGGCCGCGTCATAGTCAAAGGTCCCGGAGACAGAGATGGCACCCTGCGCCCTCTTTGTCGTCCGGATACCGACTTGCGCAAGAGCGGCCGATTCAATCACCTTCTCTTGGGTTTCAATTGCTTCCGAATTGATTTCCAAGAAGTCGCTGCGGGGAACGGGGACTCCATAGGTGACTTCTTTCCCGAACCCCAGAAATCCAGTAAGTCCAACGCCGACGCCCATATCAAGTCTCCTTTACCGGAAGGATGTCCTCACTTCAAGTTCCGTGTTACAAGCGATTGCCGTCAGGTCTGCGCTAAGGGCCTGAACGAATTCATCTTCAGGAGGGTACCATTCAATCAGCCTCGGGAGCCACCAGAGGACCTGCCCGTTTGACAGAGGCGGATTGATCGTTGCGAGCAGATAGTTATTGAAGATCTGCTCGACCATTTGTTCTGCGTCGGCAATCCGCTGCTTCGCAACGTTGTTGCTAACGTCGATCCTCCGGACATAGACGCAACGAATCCGGTAGGTCACCGTGATGCCCTTCGGCATCGCAACATCCTTGATCTCGGAACTCTCAAGCATCTCCGACCAGATCCCGTTGACCATTTGGAGGATGTCACTCGGAGGAAGCCAAGCAAGGGTTCCCCGATAGACGCCGTTGAGATTCAAGGCCGTCTTCAAGTTGGTCTCGAAGACGTTCAGGATCTCGTCAAGAAGCTCGTTTGCGTGCAGTCGCTGGGCCATTAAGTCCCCATCGAAGGATTATGACGCCGTACCATTACGTACAGATGAAAGCCCTGACTGGTATAGTCCATCACGTCTTCAACCAGCCACATCGAATTATCCTTCAGGTTCTTCAGCCTGTCGCCTTCCTTGATATCCGTCCCGCCATTGAAGTAGACAGTTGACCGCATCACCGGGAACTGTCCAAGCTGGTTATTGAATTTGTACTCCGTCGTCGAAGCTTCAAACCAGCAGGAGACTCCCGACAGGACCGTGTCATACTTCGCAACCCGGCGGTCCTGAATCGTCGCCTTGTCGATTGCTACCTGCGAGCGTTGAATGTCGCAGAGATCGACCAACATGGCGCGGATGTTGTCGTACATTACACGGGCCTCTTCCGATAAGGCTCCAGATACATCGCAACCTCATCGGGGATTGCACGGCGGTCGTAACTCTTCGCAAGCCCTCCAAGGCTCATCGAGATATGGCCTTCCGATCCGGCCTTGTTGTACAGGTACGCAACGTGAATGATCGAAGCCTGTTCGATATCGTCGGGAACAACCGTGTACCCGGCGTTGTAGGTGACTTTCAAGTTCTGCTGACCATGGATGAAGAACCTTCCATACGCCGTCTCGATTCCTGAAAGGTAGTCGAGAGGCTTCAGCAGCTCAAGGTATCCAACTTCCTTCCAGATAACAAAGTCGGAAGCTTGGATAATCGTCGCTGCCGCAAAGATCCGGCTATTGTCCATGTTGAGCTCAGCAACCGAATTGATCGGCCACTGGTTCAGCAGGAGCTTTGTCCTTCCGTCGCCGTCATAATACTCCGTGTAGCTGGCCGCAAGGACGGTGCGCCCCATGTACTTCTCGAGGAGAGCCCCGGATCTCTTCACGAGATTCGTCAGGAGGGCATCCCGGCTCGTGTCGGTTGCGGCAAACTTCAGGTACTCCCGGACGTTCGCAAGCGTTGTCAGCAGGCTCGGCATTAGGCTCCCCCTGCTTGAGTAATGAGTCTCTTGACGGCGGCCATCAATCTCGGCTTCACAATGTCAACCGCAGGCCGGATAAACGGATGGGGAGGATTACCCGGGTGATGAACGACTTTGGCAAAATGGAACACGGCACCCACCCGTTTGCCCTTCCCTCCCGGCATATTGAAGAAGAGCCTTTTCTGCGGGCTGTCGTAGTCCGTCCAGAACATGACTTGCCTGACTGACGGCCCATACGTCCTAGGCTTCGTGCCTTTCTCCTGATACAACCCGTACAACAGCGGAGTCCCGACGCGGATTGAAACGTTCTTCGTCCCAAACCCTTCGACCCGGCTTGCTTGCATGATGCTCGATGCAAGGGCTCTGCTTCTCTTCGGGGCCATTCGGTTTGCGATGAAGACCATTCTGTTCTTGGAGTCTTCCATGACACGACGGAGTTCCTGACTCTCGAAAAGCTCCTTCAACTTCAGAAGCTTTGCAAAGACTTCCTTGTCTCCCGTTATTTTGATTTCAAAGCCCATTCTGTCTCCGGAAAGCGCCTTCTTCAACTCCGGTCAGGTTCCGGTAGTAGGCTCCCTTCGCAAGATGCCGGAGGGGATCTTTGACGGCTCTGTAGATATACCGATGCTGAATGGTGAAGTCCAGATCGACGCACATCTCTTTGCGCCACATCACGTAGCCAATCCAGACAACATGGTGGGCTCCGTAGTAGCGCATCCCATCATGATGACGCATGACCCGCATGATCGGATAGGGGATAGTCGTATCCGCTTCCCGGCTGATCATGATATTGTAGCAGGGATTGGTTAGCCCTTCCCACTTGAACCTTGACTGGAATCGTTCATCCCCATCAAGGACAACGTAGTAGTCTCCGGGCTGGCCAACGAAATAGCGGCTACGCTTGGTATACTCGTGCTCCCAAGGTTTGTAGTTGCCCGCTTCGTCCTTCTCGCATTCGATGATCTTGTCTACCTTGTAGTCCCGGAGGATCTCGAGCGTCTTGTCCCTCGATTCAGGGTAGGTGAATCTTGTCATCGAGTCGCTGACTTCGTGATGACCAAGATAGGATTCGAGCCCACAGAGCTTTTTATTCTCGTCAATCCAAGTCTGATAGGCTCCGTCCACAGCTACAATCTTTGCTTCCGGATTGTACTTGCGGATGGAGTCCAAGCATTCAGGGAGCAGCTGCTCCTCTTGGTACAGGTTCAGGGCAACCCAAAGATTCGTCATGGTCCTCTCCCGAGAGAAGGGGAGGGGCAAGTTTTTGGCCTGCCCCTCCCCCGTCAAGGTTACGCGACGTTGTATCCGAAGCTGGCCATGACTTCCGAGGTGGGATCATACGGCGTGCCGAGGGCAGCGCGCATGGTCGTCACCAGGATCGTCTGGTCAACCTGGATGTCTTCGAAGGTCTTCAGCGTCATCAGGCGACGATCACCGATCCAGAAGGCGGGCGTCCAGCAGAGGACCGCTTCCGACTTCGTGGCCGTGGTGGAATCGTAGTAGCCCGTGGCGTTCAGATCTTCGCGGATGAACTCGGACACGACGACGGGGATACCGTCGATGCGCGCCAGTTCGCCCGTCACGATGGTGGCAGCGGTGCCGTACTTCTCCATCGTGATGACTTCCGCCAGACCGAGCAGCTTCTGATAAGCCTTCGGTCCGACCAGCCACACCAGCGACTTCGGGTCAACGCCGTACTTTCCGAGCAGAGCCCGGACCGCACGCAGGTTGGCCGTCGTGAAGTTGCTGGAGCCCATGTCGATACCCGCCCCGCCGAACTTGGCGATGCGCCGGATACCGTCATAGGCTTTGCGGACGTCATCCGAGCTGTTGGAGTCGGCATCCATGTGCACGACGCTCGAGATGTCTCCGTTGATGAGGGCGTTCTCAAACGAACGCGCCATCGTGATGGCCAGGTTGTCCTTCAGCCAGGGAAGGACCGGAGTGACCATGTCCTCCGTCGCCTCTTCGCTGAAGACCGTCCGAGTGACGATCTTCTGCGCGCTCAGGCGCAGCTTCCGGGTCGCCGGGGTGCTGGCCGTGAACTTGGACGCGGAGTCAATCGAGGACTCCGAGACGAGCTTGGCGATTGCGTCCGAAGACACAACCGGCACGTCATACGGGTTGGTCGGCATCTGGATACGCTTGAACAGCGCACCCACCTTGAGCGCAAGGCGGAACTTGTCGATCACGTCGGCCGACAGTTCGACCGGGACCCAGTTGCCACCCTGCGTGGTCGTGGCAACGTTCACCGCCTTGCGAAGCTCGCCCACCGCAGCCTGATTCTTCTTCCACATCTTGGTCTGCGTGGGGTGTACGCGGAGCATCTTGCTCAGGACGTACACATCATCGTTGAACTCCTGGAGACGACGGACGTTTGAATCCGCGCTCTTGGAGACGATGATGCTGGAAGAGGGCTCCGGATCGCCGGAACCACTTCCCTCGACATGCTCGCCCTTGCGGAAGCGATTGATGAGGTCTTCATCCATCGCCACGCGGCGCTTCTCGAACAGATCCTTGACGATGCTCTCGAGCTTCTCGCTATTCTGCTTGCCCTCAGCTTTGAGGGCCTCGACCTCATCGTTGGACCGCTTGACCAGCTGAAGGACTTCCTCCAGCGCCTTCTTATTGGACATCCCTTTATCTCCTGGAGGGATTGCCCAATCACCAAGACCTAGTAGCGCATACTACTAGGGAATGCAAAGATGTCGTTGAATTCCAAGTTACGCGCTCTGCTGAGCGCTCTGCTCTTTGAGATCCTTGCGGAGCTTTTCGCCCCTCTCAAGTTCGGCGCTGATGTTCTTGAGAAGCTCCTGCTCTTCGGCGTCAAGCTCCTCGTCGTCCTCAGCATCGTCCTCGTCGGATTTCTTGGTGGGCTTCTTCTTGGAGGGAGCGGCCTCCTCGCCGTCAGCCTCACCTTCGGCGGCCTCGTCGTCGCCACCATCCGCTGCGTCCTCAGAATCCTCCTCGTCAGCAGCAGGCTTTTTCTTCTTCTTCACGCCCGCGAGAGGCATCGGAAGACCACCACCGGAACCCTTGCCGCCCTTCCCACTCTTGGTGGGGTCACCGTCTTGGCCGGCATTATGGGGGGTGGCGTCGTCAACATCAGCCCGGGTCATGTCAGGGCCTTCCTCTTCGGAATCGACGCCATCGTCAGCGTCTTCATTGCCCTTGCCGTCCGCACCCCCATTGCTGGAGAATGCAGCCTTGTCCAGGAACAGCTCTTCGAAGCCGCTTTCCAGCGTCTCCTTCAGCTCTTCGTACTGAGCCCGCTTCTCCGTCAGCAGCGCCCGCTGCTCTTCGGTCAGGCTCTTGTCCTCGAGCTTCTTGTCAAAGAGAACGTCGAAGTTGGTCAGGTGCTCCTCGATTCCTTCAAGGGCAGCGATGGCCTCTTCGTCGTTCTTGAACGCTTTCAGAAGTTCCAAGTTCTCACCTCCTTTATCTTCTTCTGAAGTATCTCGTTTCATGAACAGCCATTTTCTCTTGTTGGCGGCCTTGTCGACAATTGAAACTTCGTCAACCTCGATGTCCGCAAGCCGGGCCTTGTTCAGTTTCATTACTTGCCTCCCTTAACTCCAGCGCCACGCATCATGGTCCCGGCAAAACCCGGCTTGACATCCTTGCCTTGAGAAGGTTTCGGGGTTGGAGCCGTCAGCTTCCGCTTCGCCTTCTTCAAGGCGAGATCAAGAGCAGAGCCCGTCCGGAAGGGGCCGCCCTTCACGAATCCCTTGGAGTTCTTGTTACCGCCCCTCCAAGTGAAGGTGACCATGTTGTTCTGGATCGTGGCGCTACTCCCGCCCGGCGTCAGGTACTTGCGGGCAGAGTCTCCATCGACGGTGTAGACATTGGAGTCCATAAAGCCGTGCGTCGCAAGCACGTTATGGAAAATCATGTTGACCCCTTCCGGGATCGCTGCTTCCGTGATGTTCGCCTTCTTGAGATCCGAGATGGCCAGATGTTTCGCCGTCAGGTGTTTGTTCGCCTCGACCGCCGCGAGCATCTTGAAAGCCTTCTCGCGGTCGTCAAAGGGTCCGCCCAACTTGCGGGAGCCATCCTTCGTGTAGACATAATACTTCCCGCCGATCTTCTTGATCATCTTCTCGATGTCCATCTTGAGAAGGCTGATCATCGCCCCGAGTCTCCCGCCGTGGAACTTGCTGAAGGTCTTGAGGTTCTTCTTCATCCGGATCGCATGATCAACAACGCTCCGGTGCGCGTCCTGAAGCGCATAGTGAGCGTTGGAGAGATGCTGCGCCCGATCCCGCTTCATCCCGGCCGACTGACGGGTGAAGGAGTCTCCCGCCGCTTGGAGATAGCGGACTGCACTGTGATCGTTTCCAAGCTTCATCCGATCTGCCGAGTCCTGAAGGGCTCCATTCGCCTGCTTCAGGGAGTCTTCGGCCTTGTCGGTCCGGCCAGCCTCCATATGCTGGACGAACGTGTCCAGATGCTCTGCTGCCTTGCCGGCTTGATCGAGGACCTGTTGGCGCGCCGTCAACACCTTTGCGCCACCCGCTCTCTTCCCGAACACCGGCTTGTTCGGGTCCTTCGGGGAGATGTCCTTTGCGCGTCCTGCCATCGAAAGCCCCGTGTACTTTCCGCTCTTGATGTCTTCCCAAAGGCCGTCATCAAGAACTTTATGGACCTGTACCCACGAGCCCTTCCGGACAAACTCTTGCCCGATAAAGAAGTTGCTCGGAGCGATATAGTTTTCAACAAGCGCCACTTCTTCCTTCGACAGCTTCTGGGAATGCATCTTCCCGACTGTCATCGACTTGATCATGTAGTTGTGGCAAGCCTTCTCAATCTCCGTGTCTGAGGAAGAGTCGCCCTGCGCGTCGATGATATCCGGCTCATAGACGATTCCGCCGACAAGCCGCTTCTCAACGTCAACCTTGAATAGCTCCGTCTCGGATTCCCATTCAAAGTAATCGTCGAACCGCTTCGTCACTTCAAACTGGCCCTTTGAAGTCTTCAGTTCAACCTTCCCGGGGTGATCACTGACGTAGCCGTTCGGGAGCTGGATCGGGAGGCAGACGAACTTTGAAATGTTATGCGAGTGGGAATGATCGGGGTCGCCCCCTTCATCCGTGACGCCCGTTCCGTTGACGTCAAGATTCTTGAAGGTATGGACGTGCTCATCGTTCACGTCCTCAACGGTCTTCCCGCTATAGCGGGTCGTCGCGTCCTTCTTCTCAACCTCATCCTCATCGCTTGAGGAACTGGCGAGAGTCTTGAACATCCGGTTCAGAACGTCATCCTTCTTCTCGAGGGGGACGAGAAGATCCCGGAGCTGGAATTCACGGCGCATGATCAGCTCTGCCTTCAGGAACTGCGCCGCTTGCGGATCACTTTCGCGTACAAGTCCTTTGTCGGACTCCGCATGAAGCAGCCGATACGCTGCCTCAAGTCCATCATCCGACAGGTCAGAAACGTAGTGCTGATCGTAGATGGGAGGCATCCCTTCCATCATATCAAACTCTTGCGTCTCTGTTTCCTTCTTGACGTTCATCATCTCCTCCAGCTACCCGGTTTAATAGACTTGGAACAAAGCGACAGAAGGTTATGGAATTGTATCTATTCCTCTTCCGGCGCCAAATCGCCCTCAACATCTTCAAGCTCTTCGGTCGTCCCCGGGAAATCAAGGATACAAAGGCAGTTGACGATGTTCTCCGGAGAGCCTTCAGGATCGCCGGGCCCATCCATCAGGTTGACTTCCCCTTTGCGGGCCGGAACGTGGAAGACATCATCAAGGGCAATCGTCTGATCATGCATCGCCCGATGATCCTCCCCCTTCGGGTCGTCCCGGGTCGTGTCGAGGAGTTCTGACACCCAACGCTTCTTCTCGACAACTCCCGATTGACGGGCTGCTTCAAGGCCCGCAAACTGCGTCAGCGTAACAACTTCCGTCCGGGCAATCGTCCGGGCTCTCCACTCCGCAAGGTCACCCTTGAAGACGTTGTTCAGGCGCTCCATCATCTGATCGAAGTCCTCGCCGTCTTCAACCGCCTTCGAAAGCTCCCGGCCCATCAGCTGGCGAGTCTTCTTCGTGATTCCATCCATCTGCTCGCCCGCATGCTTCTTCAGGAAGTCAACAACCCGCTCGTTGTCGAGCTGGAAATCCTCGTCAGCACCAAGCGTCCCCAGTGTCGAGTTGCCGTGCTTCTTGATGATCTTCCCGGCCTTCGGGATGACGTTTGCCCGAAGTCCGCTGGCCTCTTCCGTGATATCGAACAGCATCCTCTCGACGTCGTCATCGTAGGTTGCCTTGACCATCCGGTAGGGATCGGTCCAAGCCTCCTCTGCGATCTTCTGAGCACGGCCCTTCTCGACCTTCTTGTTTTTGTTTGCTGCCATGTACTTCGGCCGGATGCCCTTCGTCACTCGAGCGAACTGATGGGCAAAGTAGTCCTTGAAGAAGGCAGCAAGCTCCTTGTAGTCCGGAGTCGCAAGCCCCTTCCAGATTTTCCACTTTTGCCAATCCCGGACCTGCTGCTTATTGGTCCAGTCCGGATCAGGCCGGGTGAGTTTCTCAAAGTCAACTCCCGGATATCTCTTCATGCTCGGCAGCGAGCCACCCATCGGGGTCGATTGATTGCGAGCCTGATTGACGTTGGTCGGGCCCTGATTCGGCGTCCCGCCCCCGGCCCCGGGCTGAGGCTTCGCAGGATTCTGCGGATCAGCCTCCGTAACCCGGCCGCCCGGCTCCTCGTCGATCATCCCGGTGATGTGCGGGGCGTTCGGAGAGTTCGGATGGACTCCGGAATCATACTGCGCGAGTCCAACCGGAATCCAAGGAGTCTTGCCCCAGTCGGCCTCTTCCAGATTGAAGAGCTTCTTCCGGACTTCGTTGATCGTCATGATCCCGTGCGTCACGAGCTGCATCGCAACGGACGTTGAGATCTGAATGTCCTCGATCAGCGAGGCAATGTTCTCCGTAACGAATCTCAGCTCAAGGTCCTGGCCCTGCGGGATGATCTCGCTGTTGATCAGTTGCTGCATCCGCTTGAGCTTGGGAAGGATGTTATCCATCCAGAACATCTTCTTCTGCTCGCGGAGAGATCCGGCGTTCCCGCGCTCTCTGAGGAAGCCAACGATTGCGGGCGGAACCTTGTAGGCTGCGAGGATCTCTTCGGCCGCCATCGTCTTCAGCTCGACCATTTGCATATCGCGCTGATTGAAGCCGATGGGCTTGTAGGTCAGGCCCTCTTCAAGGATCGCCAGCTCAAAGGCATTCTCAACACCGCGGTGCCGCTTCGCCCAGTCCTGTCTAAGGCGCTGATACGTTGCGTCGGAGATTGTTCCGGCCGTCTCGAGGACTCCTTCCGGGACCGCCGAGGACTGGAAGAATTTCTTGTTGTAGGCGGTCGAGTAGATGTCCAAGATCACCGCGTTCTGCGCCGCGTAAGCCGGAGACACTCCCCAGTACTCATCGGTTGAGGAGAAGTATTTCCAGTGGACGATCTCATCCCGCCCATACAGGATCTCGATTCCGGGGCGAGGGCAGTAGATGTATCCGGCAACCTTGACCTTCGGATGCGGGATGATCCGGACCTTGTCAGGCCGCAGGGGATAGAAGGCCAGCAGCTTGCCCTTGTCGTCGCGGACCTTTTCCCAGAAGGCATTGCCGCAGAGTTCCGCAAAGCCAATCGTCATCTCCTGAAGTTCATACCAAACCTGATGAGGGTTCGGCTTCATCAGGAGGTTATGGACTTCATGGCCCGGAGCAACTTTGACCCCGCCCTTCTGGAGCTGGAATTCAACCGAC